GACGACTCCCCGCTCAAGATTGCGCAGAATCCCGCCGTACCGGCCTGACATGGGCAGAGGCTGCTGATGCCGCCCTGACGGCGGCACAGTCCCGTGAAGCGGGCGGGATGAACCATTTCTATATCGGCTCCAACAAAGAGATGGCGCGGGAGTTATTGACGCCGTTGCCATGTGGGCAAAAGCTTACGGGCTGGCCGCCGGGGAAATCGGTGAGGAAGTCTTTGAGGATGAGGACAAGGACATTCTGACCTTTGTCGTCTACTTCAGCAGCGGCTTCAAAGTCCAGGCATTATCCAGTAACCCGAAAAACCTGCGCGGTATGCAGGGTAACGTCACCATTGATGAAGCCGCATTCCATGAACAGTTGGCGGAAGTGCTGAAAGCCGCGCTTGCGCTGACCATGTGGGGCGCAAAAGTCCGCATTATTTCCACGCATAACGGTAATGAAAACCTGTTCAATGAGCTGATACAGGACTCTCTTGCCGGACGCAAGCGCTATTCAGTCCACACTATCACGCTGGATGATGCCTGTAATGACGGGTTATACCGCCGTATCTGTCAGGTGCGCCGTCAGAACTGGACACCGGCGGCAGAAGAAGAGTGGAAAGCCAATCTGCTGAAAGACACCGCCACGGAAGAAGATGCGCTTGAGGAATACTACTGCGTGCCGAAACAGGGTTCCGGTGCCTACATTCCGCGTGTACTGATTGACCGCGCCACCGATGAAAACTGCCTTGTTGTCCGCTTCAGTATGCCGAAAGGTCACATGACATGGACGGAAGACGAGCGTGTAAAAACCGTTCAGACCTTCTGCGGTGAAGAATTACAGCCGGTACTGAGTCACTTTGATCCCGATACGCGCCACGCCTACGGACAGGATTTTGCCCGTAACGGTGACCTGTCTGTAATCGGTGCCGGAAGTATTGAACAGAACACCCGGCGTGTCCTGAAACTGACAGTTGAACTGCACGATGTGCCCTACAACCAGCAGCGGCAGATTGCCTTTTTTATCATCGACTCACTGCCCCGGATGGTCGGGATTGCGGTGGATGCCACCGGGAACGGCGGTTATCTCGGGGAGGCCCTGCGGCTGCACTACGGCGAGGATATGGTGGATGCGGTGCATATCACGGACAATTTTTACCGTGAGTGGTCACCGAAATACAAAGCCCTGTATGAGTCGAATGATATCTCCATCCCGAAAGATGAGGACATCATTGCTGACCAGCGTCAGATGCAGAATATCCGGGGGTGCCGAAGATTGACAAAACCGGCGCAAAGGTGCTGACGGTAAAAAACGGCACGGCGACAGCGCCGGTGCGTATCTGATGTTTACGCGGGCGACCTATATCGACGGTCAGGAGATTGAGTTCACCCCGCTGCCGGATAAGCGTGCGGCAGTGAATGATGACGATGATTATCACAATTTTGAGCGGGGGTGCTGGTGAAATTATTACGACGCATGGTCGATGCCGTGGGGCATCGTTTCTGGTTTAAGCCGCACGGACAGACACAGGATGATGAATCCCGTGCATATCCGTTAAACCGCCACTACGGTGACCATCCGGTGTCCGGACTGACTCCGGCCCGTGCTGCTGAGATTCTGGTTGATGCGGAACGCGGTCAGTTACTGGCGCAGTGTGAGCTGGCGGAGGATATGGAGGAGAAAGACCCGCATCTGCAGTCAGAACTCGGCAAGCGCCGCCGCGCCCTTCAGTCACTGGACTGGAAAATAAAACCGCCCCGTAATGCCAGCCGTGAGGAAAAGCGGGACGCGGAGCTGCTGACGGAGATTCTGGATGATGCGGACTGGCTTTCCGACTGTATTTTTGATGCCACGGACGCCATTTTAAAAGGCTTCAGCTGTCAGGAAATTGAGTGGGAGGAAGTCGAGGGACTGTTAATTCCCCGCTCTGTGGAGTGGCGTGACCCGGCATGGTTCCAGACCCCGCAGGGTGAACGTAATGAGCTGCGGCTGCGTGACGGGTCGGCGGAGGGTTTGCCGTTACAGCCATTCGGCTGGGTGCAGCATGTGGCAAAATCCAAATCAGGTTACCTTGCCCGTACCGGGTTAATCCGCACGCTGGTCTGGCCGTTTATTTTCAAGAACTATTCTGTCCGTGATCTGGCGGAATTTCTGGAAATTTACGGATTGCCTATCCGGGTCGGGCAGTATCCGGCCGGTGCCACCGAAAAAGAGAAAGACACGCTGCTGCGTGCGGTGATGTCCATCGGCCATAATGCCGGGGGTATCATTCCGAAATCCATGATGATCGACTTTAAAAATGCGGCGGACGGCACCGCAGACCCGTTTATGGCAATGATGTCATGGGCGGAAATGAGTATGTCAAAGGCCATTCTCGGCGGAACGCTGACCAGTCAGGCGGACGGTGCGACCAGTACCAATGCCCTCGGTAATGTGCATAACGAAGTCCGGTTTGAAGTCCGTGACAGTGATGCCACGCAACTGGCAGCCACACTGACCCGTGACCTGGTATTTCCGCTATACGCCCTGAACTGTCAGTCATTTGACAACCAGCGCCGCAAACCCGCGTTTGAGTTTGACCTGTCGGAGCCGGAAGATATCACAACGTATGCGGCGGCTCTGCCGCAGCTGGTCAATATCGGCATGAAAATCCCGGCACAGTGGGCACACGATAAGTTACAGATTCCGGTGGCCGCTGACGATGAGGACACCCTGAAAGCTGCTGCACCGGCGGTGCCTGATTTTTCCGCCGCATTACTGAGCGCAAAACCGGAAGCGGTATTGTCCGCAGACCCGGCAGCAACGGATGTCAGTACCATGACCGGGGCTGTATCCGGTCAGGAATGGGCATCAACGGTTGATCCGCTGCTGGTTCCGCTGATTAACATCATCAAAACAGACGGCTATGAAGCCGCTGTGCAGGCAGCGTCTGAGCTTTATAAACAGATGGATGATACACAGCTGACTGACATGCTTCACCGCGCACTATTTGTTGCCGAACTGTGGGGGCGTCTGAATGCCGGAACCCGTTGACTTAGGCTATGCCGCCACACTGGAACCGGAGCTGGCCGTCGATTATTTCCGCAGCAAAGGGTACGCCATCACATGGAACTGGCAGGAGGCGAACGCGGCTACCCATGCCAGGGCGTTTACTGTCGCCAAAGCGGCACGACTGGATATTCTGGAAACTATCCGGGGTGAAGTTGATAACGCTGTCAGCAACGGTATAACCCAGCGTGAGTTTGAAAAAAAACTGACACCGCAACTGCAAAAACAGGGTTGGTGGGGACAGCAGGTAATAGTTGACAGTGACGGCGGCGCAGAGATGGTGCAGTTGGGCAGCCCGTCCCGTCTGGCAACCATTTACCGCACTAATGTCGCCACAGCTTATCAGGCCGGACGTTATCAGCAGCAGCTTGCCAGCACAGACACACATCCGTACTGGCAATATATTGCAATCATGGACGGCAGAACGCGCAAAAGCCACGCTGCCATGCACGGTCGCGTGTTCCGTTTTGATGATCCTGTCTGGGAAAACTCTATCCGCCGAATGACTGGGGATGCCGCTGCCGTGTCCGCGCTCTGACCGCAGAACAGGTTAAACGTATGGGGCTGACGGTGGAATCAGGCACCGGCGCCATCAGCAGTCAGCAGGTGGAAACCGGCGTAGATAAGCGCACCGGCGAGGTATATGAGGCTGAAACCACCACGTTTAAGCGCGGCGGACAGACCATGACCACCGGCGCGGGTGGTCATCTAACTCTGGTCAGCTGGCAATGGGGGCCGATATCAGCATGGCCCGTAAGCTGCTGGAGATGCAGAACCGGGAGCTTCGCCAGCAGGTGATCCAGTCACTGAACGATGCGCCGGTACGGCAAAAAGCCTTTTCAGACTGGGTGGGTGAGATGATGACCACCCGCCGTCCGGTTACGGGGCAGCAGTCGCTGGGGTTTGTCTCTGATAAAGTGGCATCTGCACTGGAGAAATCCGGACAGGCAGCACCCGGCGTGCTGACCGCAGACGGTAACACCCTGAAATCCGGTCTGACAATGGCGGAATATCAGGCACTGCCGGGCATCATCGGCAGACCGGCGGCGGTGCTGCGGGATAACACCGGGCAGCAGCTGCTGTACGTGGGCACCACCGGACGAGAAACCGGCCGGACGATTGTCCGTGTTCCGCTGTCAGGGCAGATGACCGTCACCGGGCGGGCGGTACATGCGGAAACCGTCCCGCTGACAGCGTTACAGGACGGACTCCGGAGCGGGCGCTACGACCTGATTGAGGGGCAGTTATGAGAATTGATTCACATATTGATGTAAAACCGGTACAGGATGCCTTTCAGCGGCTGATGAAGCTGGGAACAGATCCGACAGTGATCACCCGTGCGGTTTCTGCCGTACTGGTATCGGAAAGTGAGGACGCCTTTGCCGCACAGGCAGACCCGTCAACCGGCACGCCGTGGAAGGCACTCACAGACCGCTACCGGGAGAAGCTGGAAAAGCGCGGTCATAACGGGCCGATGCTCCAGCGCACGCAGGGCGGACTGGCGGCATCACTGACACCCGGGTATGACGCCACCAGTGCCTCAGTCGGGTCAAATAAGTTTACGCGGCATCCACCAGTACGGCGGGCTGTCATTCATGCCGCCGGGTCCGGCAGCGGTTCCTGCCCGCCCGTATATGGGGCTGTCACCGCAGGGTATCAGTGATATCGTCAGTATCATTAACCAGAAGCACGCAGAGGCATTACGGCAGCGATAGCACGCCGTACATCATCATTATCCCGTTTAAATGCGCTGCGGCGTTTTAAACGGGTTTTAAACGCGGTATAGTGTCACTCAGTTGTTCCTTTCCCTGATATGCACCGTTAAGGTGTGATTTACCACAAACCCGCCTTTCCCCCGCCCCGGTTCAGAATGGGGGCATGAAAACACGTAAAACCACTCCGAACAAACGCATCGCCGTTTTAAGTGCCGCGATGACAGACAGCGCAGACGGCTGGTATCAGCTGCTGCCTGCCGGATACTTCAGTGCCCGTGACGGTCGTCCTGAAGATGTGCCCGGCGGACAGTGGTTTATTGATGCCGCTGTTGCGGAACGTTTTATTCAGGCCACTGCCGCCGTCGGTCAGCCGGTGCTCTTTGATTACAACCACGTCACCCTGAAACAGGATGATAACCCTGCCGCCTGCACAGAGGCCCGCGCCGCAGGATGGCTGCGTGACCCGCGTAATGATATGCAGTGGCGCGAAGGTGAAGGTCTGTTTGTCCGGCTGTCACTGACCCCCGCTGCACAGGCTGCGGTGGATGCCCGCGAGTGGCTCTATCTGTCGGCTGTTTTTCCGTATGACGAAAACGGACACCCTCTTTACCTGCGCATGGGCGCACTGACCAATGACCCGGGGCTGACCGGTATGCAGTCAATGGCTGCGCTGAATGCCCGGCTCAATACCTTAATCTCTCTCCCCCCTGATACTAAGGATGAACTCATGAATGAAACCCTCCTTCAGTTGCTTGAGCAGCTGGGCGTCACGCTGCCCGAAAATGCCGAGGAACTGACCGAAGAACAGTTACAGGAACTGCTGACGCAGGCGATGGCCGCCGCAGAAACCCTGAAGACCTCCGCGCAGGTGGCGGTGGACACGCAGGAAGTGATCGAAACCACACAGGCACCCGAAATGGTTGCTGATGAGGTGACGGCTCTCATTGACGATAACAGCACTGACCTGACCGAAGTCGTGCAAATTCTGGAAGAGGCAGCCCTGAGCGGACTGGATTTAACAAAATATGTTCCTGCCAGAGCTTATCAGCTGCTGGGTAAACATGCAGCCATACTGAGCGCCCGCGCTTCCGGTGGTACGGCAGAAAATATTATCGCGCAGGCACGCCGTTCCGGCCGTGTATCTCTTGGCGAAGTACCTTATCTGCGTACCCTTGCCCGTACTCAGGGTGTTGCGGCACTGAGTGCTGCAATCAGAGACCGTCCGGCAATCGCCGCACTGACCGGCCGCCAGACAACGGGGCTGAAAAACCGGCCGGAAAATCGCTGTGCTTTCCGCGTCAGACAAAGAAGCAGCCCGTCTGCAGGGACGTTCTGAAGCAGACTTCATTAAACTGAAACAGAAAGGAGCTGTGAGATAATGGCTATCTTAACCCCCGCGTTAATCAAATCACTTTTTACCGGCTGGAACGGCGACTTTCAGGACGGGCTGGCAGATGCTCCGGGGCAGTATGACAAAATTGCCACGGTAGTACCGAGTACCACGAAATCCAACACCTACGGCTGGCTGGGTAAATTCCCTAATCTGCGCGAATGGATTGGTGAGCGTGCCATCAGTGACATGCAGACTCACGGCTATCAGCTGGTTAACCGTTCGTTTGAAAGTACTGTTGGCGTAGAGCGTGACGATATCGACGATGACAACATCGGGATCTATTCACCGCTCTTTACCGAAATGGGCCGCGCGGCCGGTGTTCAGCCTGATGAGTTGTGTTTCGGCGCACTGACTAACGGATTCAGCACACTGTGTTACGACAAACAGAATTTCTTTGATACCGACCATCCGGTTTACCCGAATGCTGACGGCACCGGTGATGCGGCTGTTGTCAGCAACATTCTGGCGGAAGAAGGCTATACCGGTCAGCCGTGGTTTGTTCTGGACTGCTCCCGCTCTATCAAACCTGTTCTGTTCCAGCAGCGCAAAGCACCGGAACTGGTGGCAATGGATAAAGTGGATGATGAGCAGAACTTCATGAAAAAGCTGATCCGCTATGGTGTGGATACCCGCTGTGAAGCCGGTTATTCCTTCTGGCAGCTGGCCTATGCAGCCAAAGCCGCACTGACCGCAGACAACGTATGGACGGTTATCCAGAACATGCGCAGTTTCAAATCTGACGGTGGCCGTCCGCTGGCAATCCGTCCGACTCATCTGGTGGTTCCGCCGTCAATGGAAAAAGCGGCCACACAGCTGCTTGAGCGTGAACTGACGGTTGACAGCAAAGGCGGCACCATCAGCAACGAAATGAAAGGCCGTCTTGAGCTGATTGTCGGCGATTACCTTTAATCACTGTTAAACGGGGTTCACGCCCCGTTTAAACCCACTTTAACAGGGGCTGAAATGTTATGTCTGATAAAGCGAATTTATCGCCGGATGATACAGGCAGTATTGCCGAAATGGCCGGGGTCTTTGTGGTTAACACGGCGCATGAAGGCTACCGGCGTGCGGGGTTGGTTCTGCACAGCGGGGAAAACACATTGCCGCCGGTCACCGTTTCTGTTCTCGAAGCACTGGAATCAGACCCGCGTCTCGTTGTTACGGTTATCCCGGCAGATACTGACCGTGACGCACCGGGGCGGCTGGACAATCCGGGTGCATCTGCTGCGGTAGCTGAAGGGGCTGAAGGTGAACAGCCCGGAGTCACGCTGACAATTGATGTACTGAATGTACCGGCCGCAGCAGAACAGGCGACTGAAGCTGCTGAACCGGTACGTCAGGCCGAAGAACCGGCCCGTCAGGAAGCCGAAGCTGCTGAAAAGTCATCAGATAAACGACGGGCTAAAAAATGAGTTACGCGACCATTGCCGACATGTATGCGCGTTACAACCGTGATGCGCTGCATATTCTGACCCTCAATAAAGTGACTGACCGGAACAGTCTGTCACCGGAGGCACTGCTGCAGGCGCAGGAGCAACTGATTCAGGTTGCGCTTGATGATGCGGCCGCCATGATTGACGGCTATATCGACGGACGCGCCACACTGCCGCTTGAGACGGTTCCCGTTGTTCTGGTTCGTACTGCCTGTGTGCTGGCCCGGTTCTCACTTGAGGAAGGTCAGGCTACCGACAAAGCCGCGAAAGATGCGGAAGGCGCTGTCCGGCTGCTGGAAAAAGTCGCCGCCGGTGAGGTTGGGCTGGGGCTGAGTAAAGACGCAGAACGTCCGGCCGGTGGTGATGTTGCCGTTATCACCAGTCAGGGCAGCGTCTGGTCACGGAACAAATCAAGGGGGTTTATCTGATGGCGGCTGTCAGTGATATCTCAGACAACCTGATTGCGGGGGTTAAAGCGCTGTTCGGTAATACCCTGACCCGGGTTGACACCCATCCCGGCCAGTGGAGCGACAGCGCGGTTGCCTGATTATTAACACCGCCCCGGCGGTTTATGTTGCCTGGCTCGGCAGCCGTCCGGGGGAAATTCCGGATACCGCTGTTTCCACCTGGGGACTGTTTGTCAGTGCGCAGGTACTGAACGGCAATCAGACTGACAGACCGGGTATTTATCAGATTGTGGAGCGCCTGACCGGCTGGCTGAACCGCCGCCGTGTTGAACCGGCGGGGTTGTTCACTTTTACGCAGGTTGCCAACCTGTGGAGTGATATCCAGAGCAGTGCCGGTGTTGCTGTTTACGGCCTGTATTTTGAGGCACCGCAGCTGCTGCCGGATGCGGCGGACGTCAGCAGTCTGAATGATTTTGAAACCCACTTCCAGCAGTGGCGCAGCCGAAAGGCACACCGGAACAGGAAGCCCTTATCCGTTTACCGATACAGGAAGAACCATGACAGAACTGCATTTAAAACCCGTTTCCGGGCTGACTGTCCGTGACCCTGAAACCCTGCAGCCGCTGGCTGAAAAAGGGGAACGCAAGCCCCGTAACACCTACTGGCTGCGCCGTCTTAAAGACGGTGATGTGACCGAAGTTCAGGCCGCGTAGAAAAAAGGAACCTCATCATGATTTCATACAATGATATTCCGTCTGAAATCCGTGTGCCGCTGGTTTATATCGAATTAGATAATTCAGCGGCCGTCAAGCCCCGTAACACCTACTGGCTGCGCCGTCTTAAAGACGGTGATGTGACCGAA